TCCGTTGGTCTGCGACCAGTTGTCATTGGCAGTGTTATACAGCCCTGTCACATTCGTAAGGAAGTTTCGATAGTTCTCTTCGACCTGATTTTTAGCATTCGTATAATTCCCGTAGAACGTGTTGTAATTGTCGCGGACGTTGTTACGAAGACCTGTAATGTTCGTGAGGAAATTAGTGAGATCCCCATTCACATTGTTATACATGTTCGTATAATTTCCGGTGACATCTGTAAGGCGGTCATTAATGGAGTTCAAAAGCTGTGCTCTTGCCTGCTCCATATTGATTGCCTCTTTGTTCTTCTCAACCTCCGCGTTCGTAAGGTTTGTAAGATAGTTGGAACGAAGGTTAGAAATATTGTCCGACGCAGTACTCCGGATATTTCCAAGCTGTGTGTTGTACGAATTGTTGAGCCTTGCACGTGCTGTTTCCGACATGCCGCCGGTCAGACCGGAAGCGGATAACTGCTGCCCGAGTGCTCTATCCTGAAGCTTGTTGTTAATATACGTTTGACGCTGTGCTGTCTCTGCTTCTCTGTTCGTCTTGTCAATGTTCTCATTAAGAACACGCTCAAGGTTCGCAATAGAAGCCTGATACATCTTTTGAAGAAGGCCGTTCTGCGTGTCATAAGCGTTATTTACATTGCCCTTGTTCTCCGCAGCCGCAGATTTTCCCTGATTAAGATAATCTGTAAGCTTGTCGAACGCGTTCTGATAATTTCCCCGTCCTTCGTTTTCGAGATTATTGATATCCCCGAGGTTGCGATCCCTTGTTTCGGTTCCAACCTTCTTCCAGTCTTCAAGGTTATTAAGGTTCCTGTCGCGAATCCCAGTTCCTTCACCTTTCAGATTGTCGATACGACCTATGTTCTCTTTGTAGAGTCCTTCCGCCTTGCCAAGCCAATCATTAAGAAGGCCTCTGTTCTGGTTGTAGATGCTTTCTCCGGTTCCATACAGTCCATTGATAATACCTTCAATGTCTCCGTATGCTCCGCGCGCACTTCCGTAAATACCGTTAAGACTGTTGGCTCTTCCTTTGTACCAAGAGTCCCAGTCATAAGAAGGCGCAGAGCTTCCACCGCCGCCGCTTCCGCCTTTGCGTCCTCCGCCCTTCTTTCCGCCTCCGCCCTTCTTGGTGGAAGTGCTTCCAGAATTTCGGATGCTTTCGCCCATGCCGTCTGTACCTTTTACCTGCATAGTCTGCTCCTTTTAAACTTTTGTTTATTATTTGTATACTGACTTATTTGCCAAAAAACGTGCCTATTCAACGTTTTACGTGTACAATTTCCGAACCAGTTCGTTTACACGGTGCTGTATCTGTGCCGCGTCGTACCCTGCTTTTTCCAGTCTGTCGATACGTTCTCTTCCTGTTCCCCACTTTCCTGCGATAACTTCACGGGCAATCGTGTCTACAGATTTACGGTTCTTGTGCTGTGCGTATGCCGTCTCAAGAGCTTTTGCTGATTTCGGACCGAAAATGCCATCAACCGCAAGGCCAGCGGCCTTCTGGAAAGCACACAATCCAACGAATGTTCCGGTACCGAAAATCCCATCAGCACCAGCCGGACCGCACGAGTATCCGCACGCAATCAGCATTTCCTGCATGTGTTTTACGTCTGTGCCCTTATCCTTCTGCTTCAGCACTCTTGTGGTTGCTTCCTGCGGATTGATTTCCGCGGAAATCGCATGATCGTACTTCTCCAGTCCGCACTCATTTACGCAACGAAGAAGGCTCTGCACGTAGGAACTGGACGTTGCATATCCGTCTGCCTTGATCTTGTTTGCAAACTCCGCAGCGGTTTTGCACTCTTTCAGGTTCTTATATCTGCTGTTTACCCGCAGAAATTCATAGTACAGGGCTACGCCGGTGTCCATGTCGGGACATTTGCAAAAACCGTCGATAATGGATGTCAGCTGTCCGACACGGTACTCTTCGTTTGTCCGTGCCTGCACAACGGTTATTTTTGATGCAATGGCAGACCGTTTTACCCACGTACCGTATTTGATGCCAAAGTAGTTATTATTGCGCCGGCTCCACGCATTTCCGAAACCAGATTCCAGACACGCCTGCGCGATTGTAACGGATGTTACGCTGTATCCGTACTGCGCCGCGTATTTCACGATGATCGGCGCAATTTCCGCGATAAATTTATTCTGCTGTTCCGTCATCCTTGATCTCCTTGTAATCGCCACGCGCGATGTGCATTTCCTGCACTGCCGCTTCCACCAGTGCAGACAGCTGACCTTCGTTGATGGTTATGCCGGCTTTTTCTAACAGCTCTGTCGCTAGATTTACGGCAAATTTCTTTCTGCTCTTGCCATCCTGCGCCCATAAAAGCTGCTGTGCGGCATATACTGCTTTCTGTACCGCGCTGTCGATCTGCTTATTTTTCATCCACTTCTGGACTGCCGGTATCAATACCGCAATCACTAAAAGTGTCCCAAGTCTCACCAGTAACTCCACTATCTGATACGTTGTCTGACTCATTTCCTGCTCCCTTTCCGCGCTTAATCCATGCTGCGCAAACCAGTTCCACAACTCCGGGCGATAAAATACATCCCTCCAGTACAGACGGCTCTTCGCCTTTCACGATCCACGCTGTGAAAAATGCGACGCTCCATGCCACGATGTAGATCATCGCCGCCACAACATACTTGTCCAAATTCTTTGTTTTCTTGATCATTTTGTAGGATCAAACCATTCCGGCTGCCCGACGCCATTTTTCGTCAGCCAGTTATTAAACATGTTCGTCATATACCAGTCGCCTTGTATATCAACGAAATAATGATGTGCTACTTCCAGTATTTCCGATACATTCTGTGGGTAGTCGGAGAACAGGACGAGCAGCTGCAGCCGCACGTTGTCTTTCTCCTCCTTCGCCGCTTTGTGTTCTAATTTAACCATCCGGTCACTGATATCCGCATTGATGGCCCTGCCGAGCTTCCGTGCCATGTTTGATAAAGGTTTTGCCCTTGATGGCATAATTTCAATGACGACCAGCACCGCAATGATCACAAAGATCAATCGGAACAGTGCGTCTGCGAACCCAGGTGAATTAAAAAGCCATTTAAACGTGTCATCCAAAAAGTCCCATGCTGTCATGTAATCTTCATACCTTTTCCTTTTGTAAAGAGGCCCCGAGCAAATACATGCCCGAGGCCATCAGAATCATTCGCGCCGCGGCACGTATGGTTCTCTCACTGCTCACACGCCGGATTATGCCAGCTCCACGCCGAAAAGAAGAATGTACTGTTCCCGAACTAATGCCTGATGCTCTTCCGGTACGTCTTCGATTGCTTTTGTCCCACGATGAATGCACCGCGCAATAATGCGTGCCATTGCTTTGCTCATTTCTGCCCTCCTTAGATTGCCGCGATTGCGTCTTCGAGGTCGGAAAGACGAGAATCGACAATTTCATCATGTGTAAATGCTCGCGTCTTGAACGTGGCAGTAATGTTGCCGCTTGGACCTGCGGATGCCGAAACTCCGGTATACACAACCCGTGCAATACTGCTTCCGTCGAACGTTCCGCCAATCAGATTATCGGCTGCTTCAAACTCTGCTTTGATTGCGTCAAGATCTGCGAATTTTGCCACTACCGCCACCATCGCGCTGATGGTTGAAGTGTCAGTAAATTCAGCTTCATTTCCGCTTCTGAATATCAGTTTCTTCATGTATTCTCCTTCCATATATTTTTCTTTGTAGTCTGAATATTAATTAAATTGATGGTAATATTATATCATTTTCTGACATTGCATAAAACAAGACAGCCCCGTAAATGAGGCTGTCTATTGTTCGTGAAAGTCTGATTTATCGAATAAAGCTGATAAATCAGATTATTTAATTGTGTGTTATAAAAATGCGGTACTAACAAATAATGGAATGGCTATATCCGCAGACGTTCCAGACGGATACCGCTTTTTGGCGTGGAT